CTTTTCTGACCCCCCTGGGGCAATTAGGGGGTGCATGAATATATTCGGGTACCTTTTATATTTAAGGTTTAACACATATACTCTTTAGTTCAATTTTGAAACCTAAAGACCGAGGGTCCCCATCAGTCCAAATTATCCATTTAAGCCACTATTTCTAAGAATATATAAAAAAGGGTCTATTTATATGACATCTAGTAGAGGATACACCGATTCGAATAGATTCTAGGTACCATAAAGGTAATACTAATGGTTTAGCAGTTGTGGGCTATGATCACAATACTTCAGTTATGCTGCAGGGGATAAGAGATGCCGTAAAGGAACTATGGGGGGAAATCAGTGGTATCTTTATTTAGCAATAATGTATCTTAAGGATCCATTAAGGACGCTAAAGGGACCACCAGTGGTCTTTCATTGTTGATCCCTTAAGGATCCATAATGGACTCCTATACCCTAATCTCTTATCCCTTGTAGTTAACTAAGTTTATAACGGAGGATGTAATGGGTAAGAAAGTAGGTACAAAAGAAGAATATCTAGAGGCCACTAGGGATCTAGCTGCAGAAGTTAAAGAGGGAGTCACAGAGGCTCCTATAGATAAGCAGACAGGTAAGGTCCATAAGGGATATGAGAACTTGCGTCCTTTTAAAAAGGGTGAGAATTTTCACGGAGGTCAGAAAAAGGGTTACAAGACCCCGAAGACTAGACTTAAAGAACATCTGAAAATGATAAAATTATTAGAGAGCGATCCAGAGCTTAATGCTCTTGTGGAGTCTCTTGACACAACCGATATGTTTGAGGCTTTAAAGAAGACTGCATTTGCAATGTTTGCATCAGATCCTACAGATAAGGATTTATTTGATCGGGCATACAAAGCAGTTGCTGAAGATAGGGAATACACTGAAGGTAAAAAGACTAGACAAGAAATTGATACTAGAATTACAAAAGTCAGTGAGATGACCATTGAACAATTGGAAACACAACTAAGAGATCTCGACATAGAAGAGGTTGAACCAGAGGAGTAAGACATGGCAGTACCAGTAGCAATAGCAGGAGCCGGGATAGCAGCAAGAGGGTTTGCATCATATATGGCAAAAAAGAAAGCAACAGAAGCAGCAGCAAAAGCAGCAGTTAGAAGTACAGGTGCAGCATCTATACCTAATTTAGTATCAGGATCTAGAGCTGGTAAAAGCGGCCTTGGAGGTTATGCAAGAGTATTAGGTGCAGGAGCTGCAGGAACTGCAGGTATTGCAGCTTACAATGAAAATAGAAACCCAAGAATTGAAGCTATGGAAAGACTAAGAAACCCTAAAGTAGGAATGACTGGCCTTGGTGGAGGCTATATGGCTAATCCTATGATGGACTCTCGCTCACGAGATCCTTCGTATGATTCCTCAATGACAGAAGAGGGTCAAATTCAAACCATGATGGAAGAGATGGACGGTATGAATATATCCGAAGAAGCTAAACGCCAAATAATAGCAGACAAGCTAGGTGTAATAAGTGGTGTTGGTTTTGAGAATCAACATGATAGAACGGGCTCAGTTCGTAAAAACCCACGTATGAGTTTGGAGGACTACAGGCGTTATGGCGCAAGCCCTGAAGCAATTAAGGCTATGGATTATATGGATAATAAGGTAGGTGACCCTTTTAATACAGGCAGACTTATGGAACCACAAGTCCCAATGACAATGGATAAACTTAGAGAAATGGCAAGAGAAGAATCAGGAGCTGGTTATACTACAGGTGAAAAGGCCGAGTACCTTAAAAGAATACAAGCAATCGAAGCTAAAGAAAAAGCAGACTATATAAGACGTCAAACAGGTGGAGCTGCAACTCCTAGAGAAATAAAAATGTTTATGGGAAGACCCTATTAGGAGATAACATGGCACAAGGATTAGCAAGTGTATCTCAAGATATGGGTATAACTGATAAATTGTACAGTTCTTTTGTAGATGCAGAGACTGGACATTTGCAGGGAGATAAGAAATTTATAAGAACTGAAGCTAGAAATACTAAAGGTGGAAGTTCTGCTTATGGACCTGCTCAAATTACTGGAACTCTAGTAAGAGATATGTTAAACAAAGGTATAATCCCAGATGACCTAAAAGATTACTCAAGTAGATTTTTAGACCAATCTGATTTATTTCTAAAGTACGGTAATGAGAAAGGTTTAAAAGGTTATGATCCAAAATATGATTATGGTGGGAGTGGGCATTTAACTACGCCACAAGACCAAGAAGATTATGGTAAATTGGCAAAAGTTATAATAGCTAATCATTATAGGAACGCTCAAAACGAAGTTGTAAAAACACCGGGTAGAGCAGGCATGACCGGTAATGGTCCCGGAAGAGATCCTGTTCATAGTGTTATAGGTGATTGGAGATTTGGAGTAAACAGTAAGAAAGGTAAAGATAACGATCTGAGGTATTATAATACATTTATGAATAGTTATAATAATTGACCACTCCTCCGACTTACTCCGCTGGTAGTAAAGGTCAGGGAACCAGCACTTCTGAGGAGGAGATATGAATTTAGATGAACAGGCTTATAAAGTAAAACTGTTAAAAGAATTAGAAATAAAGAAAGAAATAGACAAACGTAAGAAGATAGAAAAAAGTAAAAATAATTTTAAAGATTTTGCAAGAAGGCAACTTAGAATAATTACTAAGGATGCTGCTCAGGGTTATGTACCATTTGAATTTAACGATGCCCAGAAAAAAATACACGAAGCAATTGAAAAACAAATAAAGCAAAAAGGAAGAGTAAGAGCTTTAGTATTAAAAGCTAGACAACAGGGTATATCTACTTATACTGCAGGAAGAGTATTTTGGAAAACATTCTATACTCCACACACAAGATCAGTTGTAATTGCACACGATAGTGCAACGTCTGATGCTTTGTTTACTATGTCTAAGAATTTTATTGACAGAATGTCAGAAGATTTTAAACCAGAATTAATTAGATCTAATGCAAAAGAAGTAAAGTTTTCTCATAACGATTCAGGATTCCGACTGTACACAGCAGGGTCCCCAGAAGCCGGTAGAGGAACTACACCTACTATATTGCATTGTTCGGAGTGTGCTTTTTGGCAAAGCGATGAGAAAATTTTAGCTGGATTATTTCAGGGTGTATCGTCAGCTGATGGTACAGAGATAATCTTAGAGTCCACTGCAAACGGTGCTACTGGTGCTTTTTACAGAATGTGGAAAGCGGCTGAGAGAGGTGAGAACGATTACGTTCCTATATTCCTCCCTTGGTTTATGACTAAAGAATACACTATGACTCCTCCAAGTAATTTTGAGAGAAGCGTACAAGAAGAAGAATTATCTGAAGAATACGATCTTGACAACGGCCAACTATGGTGGCGCAGGATGAAAATTGGAGAGGGTGGGGAATCTAAATTTAGACAGGAGTACCCGTCTACAGCTGAAGAAGCTTTTGTAGTATCAGGTAAGAATGTATTTAATGTAGAAAAACTAAATAAACTTGAGACTCAAGCTCCAAAATCTTTAAGAGAATTTGATGTAAAAATGTCTAGTTGGGAAGAGAAGCGAGAAGGTAATTTATCTATATGGCAACCTCCCGGATTTGACGAAAAATTTATTATAGGCGCTGACGTTTCATTAGGTGTTGGTCAAGACTATTCAGCTGCAGTTGTATTAAATGTAAAAAGAGAAGTAGTTGCTGTCTACAGAGACAACCATGTAGATCCAGCAATGTTTGGTAGAGATTTGTTTTATTTAGGAAGGTATTATAATAACGCCCTTCTTGCTGTAGAGTCTAACTCTATGGGTATATCTACTTTGCAAAAACTTAAAGAAATGAAATATGTTAATTTGTATTATCAAACTCAAATTGCCAACCTGACAGACGAGGATGGTGTAAGATTGGGTTTTAGAACTACAAGTGCTTCTAAACCAGCTATAATATCTAATTTGAAAAATTGGATTGACAACGATGAGATAGCTATATGGTCTTCTGATGTTGTAGGTGAGTTAAGAGATTATGTATCAGATGATAAAGGTAAAACTAATGCATCTAGAGGATCTACAGACGATACAGTAATGTCTCTTGCAATTGCTGCAGAAGTTTATAGAACACATATTCACAGACTAAGTACTGACAGAATAGGATTTGATAGCGTATTTATTCCTGAAAGACAAACTAATTGGATTTAATTATGGATAAGAAAAACAAGAAAGTAACTGACGAAGAAATAACGAGTATTATTAATGACTCTATTAAACAAGCGGTAGGTAGCTTTTCGTCTGGTTCTGAACTACAGGAACAAAGAGAAGCAGCTATAAACTATTATACGCAGCAACCTAAAGGTAATTTAAGACCAGTTGGTGTATCAAAAGTAGTTACGTCAGACACTATGGAGATTGTAGATTCTTATTTAGCTGTAATATCTGAGCTAATGTTATCTAATCAAAAAATTGCAAAATTTAATCCATCAGACCCAAGTCAAACAGTTGCAGCAGGTCTTGCTTCTGAACTTACAAACCATTGTATATTTAGTAAAAACAACGGTTGGGTAGAATTAAACACTTGGATTAAAGCTGCGCTTTTATTTAAGAACTCTATTATTAGATGGAGATGGGAAGAATTATCAGATACTAAAGTTGAAGAATATGAAAACATTAGTATCCCT